TCCACTACATCGTTGATTTCTTCGGGTTTCACACTACTATCCACATCAAACAATATACTGTCATAAATGTATAATATTGGTATAATCGGTTTACCCGACACATATTTCAACACATTACCAAGACTGTTCAATCCATATTCAGTCTCAGTTGCTTGAATGATATAAGCAAACAACTTGTTCTTGTTAGGATCAATAATATGATGTTGATTGATCTTACGTTTGTAGATAGGGGTCTTTACATAGCCCTTGTTGGTAAACTCTTCCCAATACCTATTCTTAAGTTCTTCCACCTTTTCAAAGTAAGGTATTTGTATATGTTTGTCTGATATCTGACCATACAAATTCACCATCGTCTGTTTCTTGGATTTAGACAATGTATTTGCATCTACTACATCAATATTGTAATACTGTTTGGCCAAATGTTCATAAATGGTTTCTTCATCTGGAACCTTGTATTGAATCAATTGTGCGACTAGATACGGATGAAAACCAGTAAAGTCAACCATCATTAGTTTACCATTGGCAAACCTAGATGTAAAACTTTCACGACATCCGTCTTCTTTGTTAAGAGCTACATAATTTACACTATCAAACTTGTTGCTTGGTCTGCCAGTTGGATTGTAAATATAATACTCACTGTAGACAGTATCTTGACTACCATCCTCACTAGTCACAACTCTTGCATTTGGAAAACAAGCTTTGAATTGAGGAGTATTGACATGAATACCATTACGTTCAACTTCAAACAAAGTATCTGTAACAATGTTATTGAAAAACTTGAAACAATATGAATCTGTGTTTTCATCTTCATACTGATCAATTAGATCTACTTCTGCATCAAATTCATTTTGGTGAACAACATACGGAACCACCAAATTGACATGATTCAACTTGTTGTGAGTCATCTGTAACTGTGTGGTATACAAATGATTTGGCATTTCAACAACCTCACCATCTTTAAGAAAGGAAAACAAGTTTATGTCATATAATTCCGCATTTGGAATATGATACTTGTATCGTTTCTTGTTGTTGACATAAACCTTCTTATTTGCCAACGTTTTCTTGAACGTCTTAAGAGTTGAGTTTGCGGTTACGTCGGGATGTTCAAAATTAAAGTATTCCGACTGTTTGGTTTGATAATCGTAAACAAACGCCGCAATCACCTTGTCTTGCGACGGATGAAGGTTTGTATCTCTGAAGACGAACTTCAAATATATTTTTGATGATTGTGACACAGCATACAATATACATCATACTGTGCTACTGTCAAATATATTTAATAGCCTTGCCAGAATTGTAGTGGATTAGACAAAACAATCTCAATGCCTGGCAGAGTTTTGTTCAAGTTTGAAATTTGTAACAAGTTGTTTTCTTGAACTCCAGCTTCTAACAAAATTCGATCTTTGTATAAACTGTTCTTTCTTCCGCTAATTTGCCAGTCCAACTTACCTTTCACAAAAAAAGCCTCGTCGGTGGCACCATAGTCTCTAGCATTTGTTTCTATGATCATTTGTTGATTCTTTTTACCAACAAAGTATCTGGTTATCCAACCATATTCATAGTCCTTCTTTTTTGGTGTAGGAATATAGGTGCTAGGAAAGAATAGACTGAATTTCTCCAATCCTAATCTGTATGCTAATGCTGGATCAGTATCTTGAATCATACGTCTATAAATTTGTAATTTTGGTCAGGACAACATCTTAACATTGCTGTGACCACAGTTTCCCACTTGCCGGCATTTATCTGATGGTCAACCTCGTTAATCATAAATATGACATTGCCTGGGACATATGGCTTTGGTAGATTTGATATAGCTATGTGTTGGAACATTCTAAATCCAAATATACCATCAAATGTCAAGGTCAACGTGAAGTTATCAGCTGGACCAGAATACTTTGAGTTGTTGTTTGTAGTATCACTGTCATCCAACATTTCTCTGAGTTTGCCTTTCAATGTTGGTGGAAGATTCAACATTACCCAACCAAACTTGGCAAGTGACGTTTTAACCTCTCCAGAGAATGGGTTATCAATGCCAAGTATCTGTGTTTTGTAACTCTTTTCTTCAATTGGACCATATGGATCTTCACCAGGCAAAAGAGCTCTTACACGCATTACCAACACTTTTTCGTCTTGTTTACCTTGAGTCTGTATTCTGCGTATTTCTTCATTTTTGTCAACAATAGGCCCATGTGGAACCGTTTGATTTAGTTCCGAATCCGATTGTTGTTTTGGTGGTTCATTTCTTTCTTTTCGGATTTGGTCATCAATTTCTTTCAACTTTTTGTTGACCTCATCCAATATCTGATAACTGTCAAATCGATCCGCATAGTTCAAACTTGGCAAACCAGTTTTGATTTGTGTGATCTTATCTTTCTTCTGTATCAGATTAAGATTGGAATTGTTCAATATATCAGTTACTTGTCCCGCTGTATTATTTGCAGCATTTTGTCCACTGCCATACAACACTGAGTTGACTTGTTCATTGGTCAAATTAACTTGAAAATCAATCTTCTTGATGACATTTGAAGTTGATCCAATATCAAACTTGTAGATTTCATATTCTCTAGGCAATGAAAGATTTTTGTCAATAATAGATAACCCACCGTTTTCATTCTTCACAGTTTGTAGGTTCCAGAAATTATCTACAGCATCGTTGATGATGTTTAGAATCTTGTTGACGATTTGTTCCAATGTCTTCAATTCGGTGTCTTTACCAATTTCAATCAATCGTGACTTACTGATGTATATGTTCTTCAGATATCCATAGTAGTGTGCTTGATACGTTCTACTACCGACAGTCTTTGGTTGACTAAAAGGAAATGCTGCACTATTGGTTCCTTGTCCGCCAATAGTATAATACAACCAATTGATGATTGTATCCAAGTTATCTCTGGCTGCAACACCTGTTTTAAATGTGTTACGTGCTTTAAGAGCCGCTTTCCAAAGTGGAGATGAAATTGTTGTAATACATTCAGCATCCAAAGAATTTGCTTTCAACTTTTGTGCCCTATCCTTCTCTTCTTTCAAACCAGCATTGATCTTGGAATTGTAATTTTCCCAATAATACTGATCCAAAAATGCGTTATTGCTAACATCAGATTGATCTAAGTAACCTTTTGGACCAGCACGACCAATGTTTATTTTTGGAGCAATTGGATTTGGAATCAACACATCTTTATCACATGAAATCAAATTTGGATGACCACCAATGATTATGTCAGAAATATCAATGTTGTTGTTTCCGGTTTTTGGCTCGGCACAAAAGAGGTTTATAATTTCAAAAACGAAATCCAATTGATACCATGCTTCATCATTGGAACCATCCTCATAATCAAAATCTGTGGATTTATCTGCAAACGATACGACGTTTTTGTATGCAACTCCATTATTTGTTGGACCAGACTCGCCTGGAGCATAAGTTATAACCTCACTTGTATTTGGAACTGGGACTGGGACTGGATTTCCACGTAAACCAGCTGCAGCGGCTGCAGCGCCTCTGGAGCCTGCTGGTGATGGTGTTCCAGACGTTTGAGTTCCACGTTGACCAGCTGCAGCAGCTGCCGCTGCTCGTGACCCCGCTGGCATTGGATTGCCAGGAGTTGGATTTCTACGACCTCCAAGAGTTGCGGCATCAGCTCGACTCAAAGTTTTCTTTTTTGGAATTTTACTTGCCTTGTAAACGTCTTGAATACGTCCCATAAACACTCTGTTTTCTTTCTTTCCAGAATAGAAATTGTTTGATGGTTTAAAATTACCAGGCAACCCGGTTTGTTGTGCTTGAACCTGTTGTTTCTTTTCGTCTTTTGCTTGTTTACTAAGAGCCTTTCTTAGGGTCTCAGTGTTCTTTGGATCAAGCAAATAGTTGATGTAATTTTCACGGCTCTCAAGAACTTGTTTTGTAAACTGAAGATAGTTTGAGAAAAAGTCCTTCAAGTTGACATATTCCTTTGTGTCAGCTTGTTGTTTGTCATCACCTTGTGAAACAGTTGGATTATCAGCTCTGTATCCAGCATACATTGCTTGTCTTGAGATAAGTTCTGTTGTGCAGTTGTATACAAATCCGTCTTCTGTAGAGAAGTTATATTTGGATATGATTCCGGTGATCAATCCATAGTTACCAAATGACTTGTAATACTTTTCAAGTGCCAACTCTGGTCTTAGAATCAACTTGTAACATTCGTTTACATCATCCAAAGGAACCAATGAATCAATGTTGAATAAATTCCAACCAAACTCCAAGAACACATTGATCTTTGGACTCAACCAAAATGGCATCATGTATTCCAACTGCGCAAGACTGTAGCATTGCCAGTTGATCGTGGCATTCGACATCATGTCTTTGTTTGTCTTGACGTTCACAGATGTGATGCCGGGTGGTGGTAGTATAGACGGAACTGTAGAGTTTTGTGGGAACTTTAGTCCACCTGGACAATGCGCACCGGCATCATAATATGTGCTGGTTCTATACTTTGTGTCTATGAAATGAGGATTTCCATTGGCTTGATAACCAATTATTGCTTTATCTTCAACCAAGGCATTTCCTTGTCGTTTGAATCCATAAGCATTGTTAAATCCTTCACCACCACTAAGAACAAATCCTTCGTATATTGGAAGCTTGTCGTTCTTTAACAAGTATTTACTGATCGGAACTGTTGGTGATCCTACTTGACCAGTTCCATTTGAAAATGCACGAACCCATGGAGTCATTGGACCTCTATAGGTTTCATGATCCATTTGAAAATTAGTTACTGTGTTGACGCCAGCGTTTTGTCCTATGTTGATACTGTTCTTACGTCTACGAAGTTCACGAACCAACTGCCATGGAATATTTTGTGCTTCCCACCATCTTACGTCTCTTTCAACGATATCAGATGCTTGTGGTTTTGCCCATGTAGGTTGTAATTGGACATTTGGTGTTGTTGCCATATAACTTAATTTGCTTCTTTAAGATCCTGCATAATTTGTGGTAAATTGCCTGGTATTCTGATTTGCTTTCCTACTGGTATAGATAGTCTACCATTACCCAAACCGTTAGCATTTGCAATTACCCACCAATAACTTTCATTACCATAATACTTTTTAGCTAAACTATCAAGATAATCTTCTTCACTAGCAGTAATATAAATATCATTGACATCTGGTGGAATAACTGGGTAATATGTTGTAGCATATACTCGGTTTCCGTCCCAGCGCTTTTGGATCGGTGTAAATTGATATCTCATACTGTATAATTATGGTGTTGCGGCAACATTAGTTTGATCAACACGGTTAATATCGTATCTAATATTTTGCGAGAACTTGTTGACCGAAGCATTGTCTTGTGACTTGTCTCCATAATATTCGGTTCTTGGACCAGTCTCGCCAATGTCTTCTGGATTAAAGATTTGAACTGGTGCATCACCCCATATAGCTTTTCCAACATATGGTAGATCTTTTTCAAGCACACTCATTTCAATCTGAATATCTGCTGTCTTAGGAAATTGTGCCACACGACCAGTAGAGTTTCCTTTTCTTTGATCTATGGAACTGTTCAATAATGCTGATGAATTTTCCCAAGATATTGCCTTGTTTGGACCATAATACCAACTTTGTCCGTTTTTACCGGCTTCTTCTGGTATTGTTTCCCAACCTGCATCTTCTGGAATAGTTACGTTACAACTATTGATAACCACATTGTGATTTTTATAGAAATCACCCAATGTCAATTGAACCATTGGTGACACCATAAAACCACCAAATTGACGAGCAGTATAGTTTGCTGGACGAGTCAATCCTACCAGATAGTTGATTCTGTTCCACATAGGCATCAATTCTTTCACACTGTGTGCATTAACAGTGAAGTTGAAACTGACACTACGAGTAAATCCTTTGTAGTAGTATAGCTTGTCCGCACGACCTAGATATTCAACAGTCTCCCAAGTTGCGTTGTTGTTGTCACTGATTGACTTGACCGTCGCATTGAATGGTATGTATTTCTTGTTTACAATGTCATAGAAATAGAACTTGATGATGTCTGGTCCATACACACCAAACTTGTCGGTATTGGCATATAAAGCATCAAACTGATCTTGTTTCAATACCTCTAACGCATTGACATAATCAACATTGTTTGTTGGACGAATATAACGATCATTTGGTCCTTCTCCAAGACGAGTAGGAACCTTGTTTCCAGTTGTTTCATCCACTCTCCAACGACCTTGATAAGTGTTGTTCTGTGAAGGACTTGGAGAGTTTAAGTTGCTAGGATTGAGATCTTTTAGATAATCCATACCAACTTTACTTGAACCAAACTTAGCAAATTGAAGAGGTTGTAAATTACTTCTGTTTACCGAATATTTCTCTTCGTTAGAACCCTTGATGGTATTGACCGAAGTATCAAGATTGTTGATCAACCTTTGAACTGTAAGTGTCTGGGTGTCAACAAACGTGTCATTGAAGTTCTTGGTGCCATCCATCAACGACTTGTAATTAAGAAGTTGATCACTTCTTTCTTGTTCACCATAATAACCTCTGGTGACCAACTTACCATACTTCAACGAATTGTCTGATACTGAATTGTCGTTCTTCTCAGTGGTAATTTGATTACCCAAGAAAGGTTCAGATCCATTGTATAGACCAACTTCACCTGTAAGTGATGTAATGGTTGATGGTTGACTAGATTTGTATAAGTTACCAGTGATCGTCAACCTAGAAAGATTTGGCTTGTTCTTGGACTTATTGTAGAATCTTTGTGTTACTGCTTGTGAGTAATTAGCTCTTTTGCCAAATCCAATAGAATTCAACAACCCACTCAAAATACCACCATTCTTGATTCCAGTTGAATTTGCATCAAACAATTTACCAGCATTCAAATACAAATCATAGGTTTCTTCATCAGCACGAAACTTAGCTGCCCATGGTTGCTTTGGAGGAAGAATACCACCGACTACAGTATTGTTCTGTATGAACTTACCTACACCCGACAACAATCTACTAAAAAATGATCCCGCACCTTGACTCACCAAACGACTATATCTTGGTGAATTGTATGCGTTTGTAGCAGTGTTACCTCTTAGAAGGTCTTTAACGTCTCCTCTTGCTATTGGAGCTACAACTTCGTTGGATCTATCACCACCACCAACAAGACTGGTAAGTGTGCTTAATCCAATACCGTTGCTAGCCGCACTGGCGACCGATGAACGTGGTGGAGGTGGTTGTGCTGGTGCTCCTCCGACCAAAGCACCTACGGTCGATACTACACTTCCAAGACCAATACCGTTGACAATACCACCAATAAGGTTACTGGTGTCTATGTGTCTGGTTGGCCAGTCCAATAGACCGAATGAAGCTGGTTTTAAAGCGGCAATCAATGGAGAGCCTGGATTGTAGACCTTGGTTTCATCAAACGGTTGATATCCTTGTAGAATCAATTGTTTGACAATGAAACGAGTTCCTTTACCAGATCCCATGAACTTTCTGACCAAGTTGGCATCTTGGGTAGCAGCACGAACAAAACCCGTTACTTTTGATCGTTGACCTTGATTTGGATTCTTATAGTCAAACCTAGACTTTAGTGCATCTGCCAAACCAACATCTTCTGGTTTATTGATAGAATATAGTCTTTCAGCATTACCATTGCTTTCAAACAATGCACGAAGTTTACCAGGCGATCTTATGTTGATAAAGTCGGCGGTGGGTGATGGTAGTCTTAGACCAGCACCTTGAATGTTTGCGAGTGTAGTGATTTGATCACCACCACCGGTTAATCCTTCTACGAATGTTTGACTATTTGCCATTGTATATAAATATCAGATTAGAAGGTTGCCTGACCAAGAGATCCTCTAGTATTAGCAGATTTTGCCAAAGCATAGTTGACCTGACGACCATCAAGATTGACTGCGATACCACCATTTGCCATCATTGTGGTCAATGTATCGATCTTTTGAGCAACAAGTTCAAGACCTTGTTTGATTTCTTTTGTTTCATTACTTTTGTTAGCAGACGTTACTGCCGATACTGCGGCTAGAGCAGCTACATTACCAAGTTCTATTTTTGGTAGTTCTATACCACTTAGTTCTTTTAATGATGAAACTGCGGCTCTAATACCAGATGCTGATATTGCTAACAAACTCAATTGTGTTGTTACTCTGGTCAATTCTCTGGTTGGGAACAATATCAAAGCAGCACCTAGTATTCCTAGTGATGCTGATAGTGCTCCAACACCAGCAGCTGCCACGATTAACAATGGAGACACCAATGCCAACTTAACAAGTGGGCCGGCAACTCCACCAACTACAGCTGGAAGTTGTTTGAATATGTCCAACATGGTTTTGAATGCCGTTGTAATAACACCTGCAACAATATTTCCCAATCCTAGAATTACCCCACCAATTATACCAAGCGATGGTGTTACCATTTGTATAGCTTTAGCAAATCCAATTGCTGCAAGTGATGTTACAGCCAAGGCTCCAGCAAAAATCAACAAACCAGCACCAAGTGGTGAAGGTGGTGTCATCAATCCTGCAATTATAGCTAGTCCAGCACCAAGTATTACTAAAGCGGCAGTAAATGCTAGTATTTGTGTTGCACTGGTTTGTCCAAGCATACTCATAGCATATCCTAATCCCATGGCTGCTCCAGTGATCAACACCAACAATACTGCCAACTTTGCCATGTCACTCCACTTGAGTCCACCAACAGCAGTTCCTAAAGAAGTAATACCTCTTGATATACCTTCAAGACCCTTACCGAGACCTTCACCAGCGACTTGAGCAGCTTTGCCAAACATATTACCCAAGAACTCCAACACCTTGGTCAATCCGAACTTAAGTGTGTAGAACGCTACTAATACAGTTCCAACACCCACTGTGATTGCAATCAATACTTGTGACCAAGAAGCTTTGAATGAAAGTATAGCAGCTATAGCATTAAAGAATGCCGTTTGAACCGACATTATTATTGCGTATACTGGTTGAAGTAACTTACCAAGATTCAACAATGCTTGTTCTTTTGCTTGTGCCAATTTTTGAGATTCAGCTTCAGCAGTCTTTTGTCTCAACATCAACTCAAGTTCTGCTTTACGTGCATCAGCTCCTTTTTTCTCAAGAGATCTCAATTCCTCTTGAGCTTTCTTCATTTTCTTTGCTTCTTCTGGAAACAATCGTTCTGCTTCCAATAAGTTTTTCTTTTGAGTCTGAATCTTTTGTAGTTCAGAAAAATCTTTACCAGTAGCTTCAGCAAGTGCTTTACGTTGGTTGTAATTCAACTTGTCGAGATCACCGACACGTTCAATTTCTTTTTGTAACGCTTTTTCAGCACCAATCAAATCACCAGCAAATGCCAATCTACGTGATTCATTGAAACTCAAATTTTGACCCAACAAAGCAGCTGCTTTTAGTTCGGCTCCAATTGATGACTCAAAATTCAATAATGCTTCGGCTGATTTTGCAGCTGCATCCAAACTAGTTCCAAGTTTTCTTGCTTCTGCGGCTTGTTTGATCAACTCAGTAGTGTTACCCTTGAAAATAGTTCTAACAGCACTGCTTGCGTTAGCCACATCTTTCATCACTTGACCCATTGGAACACCAGCAGCTTCGGCAGCCTTAGCAGCAATTACAGTCATTGCTTCTTGAGCCATTACTGATGTTCCTCCTACTTCGGCAAGTGTAGTTTGGAACTTGGTTGCTTCATCTACTGACAAACCAGTCAAACGACTTATATTGGCTGACTCTTTACCGATTGTTGCCAATTGAGTGTCAGTCAATGCGTATTCTTTTCTAATAGCAGTTACAGCTTTTAAAATCTCTTGGTTGGTTGCAAAATTTGAACTTAATTCACCAGTGATCTTTTGGATAGTATCATACTGTCTGTTTATTTCATCCTTGGTAGTTCCTTGTGCTTTAGCTTGTTCACTCAATAAAGCATCATACTTTTCACCAAGAGAAATTATGGTTGAATATACAGCACTAATTACTTCAAGTGTGTTTTTTTGTTTTTCTAAGTTCTTGAGTTGTTGATCTGTTGTATACTTCAGATTGAGTGCTTCAAAGTATATTCTTTGATACTCTTCATATGATCCCTCTAAAGAAGTTCTCTGTTTTTCTAAGTATGAAAGACGTTCTTGTTCGGATCTTGTCAAATTGTTTCTATCACCATTTTCTTTCTGTTGAAGTTGTTGCATTTCTTCAAGTTGAGCGGTGATATTAAATAATTGATTGCGAGCCTTGTCCATTGTAGCCGCATATCCAGCAGATTGGTTTTTTAGTGCTTCATATCGAGCTGCCATTTGTGACAGAGTTTTGTCCATCAAAATAGCTGGATCTACAACACTTTGCATCTTTTTTCCAAGTTCATCGGCGTTTTTTGCCAACGACCCTAGTTTTTTCATACCCTCATTAAGTTCTTTATTGAACTTGGTAGCTGCATTATCAAGTTCACTTCTGAGGTTGCGGAGGTCTGCTGTATAATCTGCCATATGTCAATTATACTAATAAATATCTAGTTATCTGAAACTAGGTCTATCTATTTTGCCTGACTTTGGCTGACTTGAAGACTGCTTTTGTGATTCTGCTTCTTTTTCCTTGGCTTCTATGAGTTTTTTATAATAGAAGTTACGAAGATATACAGGCAGATTGTATATCTCTGTTGGGAAGAATCCTCCGTTACCATAATAACAGAGGTCGAATATAACTTGTTGTATGTAAACCTTATACTCTTGAGTCAGGCCAAAAAAACTGGACAGTCATTGGCACTGCTGCCCTTTCTTCGGCACCGCATTCTTTACAACTGAACTCAAACGTTGCATCGATATCAGGTGTAATTTCTTTGATGTATTGACGTAGTGCAAGACTGTCACGACTTTGCATATTATCAATTAGAGACTTTAGTTTTGCTGGTTCGGTTTCACCATCAAATTCAATAACAGACTTCTTTAAACGTGAAGTAACCTCAGCTGATGACTTGTTGTTTAACTTGGCAAGTGCCGCAGTTTCACGTTCGATATCCTTTTCATCACTGTCAGTCATCAGCTTGAACTTGACTACTGATTTTGAGTATGGAAGTGTGAACTCAAACACATTTGTGCCTGGTTCATACTTTGTTTCATCAAGTTCCTTTTCCTTGATTTCACTCAAATTGATATTGAGACGATTGCTTGCTTGACACTTAGGACACGTAATATCTACTGGACCATAATTGTCACCGTAAGCAATACGACGAACCGCAAAGATAACCGCATTCTTATCACCAATCAAAAGGTCACTTGACTTGATGTTCTTGTCTACGATCAGTGACTCCAACAACTTGTCGATTGCCAATCCTTTCTTGAGAAGATTTGGACTGGTGAGAATATCTTCTTCCTTGGCAGTCATCATCTTTATTTCAATAGTTCCCTTTGCGAGAGGACTATTGGGTGGATAGAAATGACCTTTACTAGGAAGATCAATAGTTTCTGTTGGAAACGTAGTTTGTTGCTTGTTTGCCACTCTTTGTAAAACGATTTCGTCACTCATAAATTATAACAATACATAGAACCAATTGTATATTTTTGGATATTTTTATTTTGGCTTGATCTTCTTTTGAGCGTCTTGTGCAGCTTTTGTTAAAATACCGGCTCTCACATTAATTTTAGCAATTGCGTCCTTAAACTTGGATTCTGGTCCAACCAAAGCATCCATAAACCCATTGTCTTCGGTCATTATTTTTTTGATCAATGCTTTGATTTTTCTTCTTTTGATTTCGTCCATAGATTTCTTCTTGGTTAATATGTTATAAATACTTTTGACTACTCCAGTTTTTACGCCTGGATAATTTGTCTGGAAATTCTGAACGTCTCCGTTTGCCAAATCTTGTCTCAATGTGCTGGCACTAATACTTTGTCCGTTTTTTTCATCGGTTCTACCTTGATAGTTTGTTGGAGCATCGTCAGTCATTTCGATCACCGACACATTCTGTGGTGCTGTTGAACCGTCTTTTGTTGGTTTGGTTTTATAACGATCAACTGCTGCTTTGAATATCTTGCTACGTTTAGCATCTTCTGGACTCTTGGAACTGGCTGCCAATGCGATGGTTTCATTACTATCTTTTGGTAGATTGAAAACATATCCAAATGCTGCGTTCATAGGACTGTCATCGTTGACCGGCACAACCTCTACCTTGGGGTTTGTAGGCAATAGGTTCCATATTGCTACACTCTGTTGACGGTTAACTCCATCACGTTCACTTGGTCCTACCATCACAATTACTTTACCAACATCACTTCGACTTGCAAATTTGTTGGCTAATCCAAGATGCCCAGCATGAGGTGGTTTGAATCCACCGGGTAGTAGCACAGTTACTTTATTGTCCATATCAATAAATATACATAAAAGAAAAAACCCTCCGCTTTTTTGACGGAGGGTTCAAAGGACATAAATGAACAGTAATTAGTATTGGAGGATGCAGTAGTCTGGTTGAACAGTCAAGTTGATCTTCATTGCTTCACCATCGTTTGACCAGTCTAGTGAGTTGAACGTTGCTTCGGTGATGAACGAACCCTTGAGTGTCCATTCTTCTACTTTGTCACCAACTGGACCTAGAACGTTGATGGTCAAATCCTTCTTATAGAAGTCTTGGTAACCGTCACGACCAGTTACAGATTCATGGTGCAAACGAACCCATTCCATTACAGCTTGGGCACCAGAAGGAACGATTGGGTCATACAATTCTAGTGTTACTTGACCCCAGATGCTCTTACCCTTGTAAAAGGTTCTGATGTTGATATGATCAAGCTCCTTAGCTGCTTGTGTTAGTTTTGGACGGTCTGTCTTCTTGATAATGAATGAAGGAACGCCGTCGCAATACATGATAAAGCGGTTTTGAACCTTTGGCTCAAATGCTGTGTAAAAAATTTCTGATGGATTTAGTAATTCTGCCATAGTGTTATTCCTTTATGTCCTAGATATAAATATGATTAAGATTCAATTCTTGTGATTTTTTTTATAATTTGTTGAGATCTTTATCAACAAGATTTGTGATGTTTATTCTCAACTTACTTATGAATCCACTGGCTCTCAAAAGTTTGAATACAAGGTTTTCGGTGCTGTATTCTCCTCCCGAGCTTAAACCAGCTTCACGCATTTTATAGATACGTTGAACCAAGTCTTTCAATGTATCTAAATCTTGTTGTTCGACCGCTTTGTTTATCTTGGTCACCAAGTCTTTGTATTTGGTCTTTATAGCGTCTTTGTCGATCTTAACGTCTTCATACGAGGGTTTTTTTATCCACTTGTTATGAAGGATACTATAAACAGCTTGGCTACGGTTTACATCGTTAATGTCTTGTATATAAACTTCTACTGGATGATTGTCAACACTGATATCATGTTGTTCGTTCCATTTATTTTTGTAACCGTCAACTAGTTTTTTGACCAGTTCTTTGTTTTCATCAACCTTTGAGAAGTCAATCAAAACGTGTAGATCAATATCACTGGTTGGAGTCCAATTATAACCAGCCGTGCTTCCTAAAAAGTATATGTCCTCAATTGGGGCAGTCAACTCAGTGTCTTTGTAAAAAGTGGTAGCTATTTTTAACAACTGACTGAGAACTTCTGGTTTTAAAGTTTCACCGTCCCAAATTTCTGGGTTCAAAATGCTGTTGTATATTCTGTATGACTCTTTGACACCCAACGTTTCTTTGAGTTTGTTGATAGTGTCTGTTGCGTTTTTGTGAAGTATACCAATGCCACCAGCCTGAATAAACTCATTGACGTTATCTTCACGGTCATCGATCAATATTGAATCTGGTGTAGCAAATTTAGCTTTGTCTTCTCTTTCGGGAACCAAGTTTTGTTTGAGTGTCACATTGTGATCCGACAACCACTTTTCTTTACCTTGTTTACACTCGGCATCAGTTGCATGACTTAGTATTTCCGTTGGAAATTCTTTGATAAAATTGTAGAGAATCTTACCATCATTCATCCAAGGCATGGTTGCATAAAAATTTGGACTGTTTTTATGAACCAACTCGTATCTTTTTTCTTTACCGTGTTCTGACTCGTATGTTTCTACTGGAACTCCAAACAATCTTTCAAACTGTTTTTCCCAGTCTGTCAGAACTCCATCCATATCAAC